CCGATCCAACGCACGATAATCATGGTTCTCGTCTCCCTGTGGTAACTAGGCGGGTGTGAAGGAGTCCACCCGGCGGGGGTACGCTCTCTTGGCTTCTGTGCGCCCTTTGGCGTCCCTCGCCTCAACTTCAGGAGGCGCAGATGCGTACTTCTTTCCCGGTTGCCTTCCACGGCAATCTCCTAGGTAAAAGCAGGGAGGGCGGCGACTTTGTCGATCGCACTACCGGCGAGAAGATCGAGTACGGCGACGCCTACGAGATCACCTTCGAGAACAGCGACGGCCTGACCCAGACCGTACGGTGTGCTCTTCGTGCGCTGGATGAGGCCTGCGATTTCGACGTCGCCCAGGCGCCGAAGTTCCAGGCGGTCACGGTCCGGGGCGACGTGTCGATCGGTGACGGGCGTGCTGGCTCGTTCCGGCCGACCGAAGTCCGCCTCGCCGAATAGCGGCCGTGGGCTTCCGCCTTGCGGGTCCGGACCCTTCTCCTCGTCGTGGCGATGACCGCCTCGTTCGTCTGCTCCGTCGCCTCTGCGGCGCGGGCGGACGAACCGACGACCTACGCGCCTGATGAAACGGCGATCTCGGTTCCGCCGCCTTCTCCGGGAGGTCCGGCCTGCCCGGCGCCGCCCGAACCGGCGGCGGAAGGTGCAGACGTCGCCGTCGTCGAACAGCGGCTCGCCCGCATCGAGGCCGCTGAGGCCTGCGAAGCCTGGTCGGCCCGCCTCGACGAGGTCACCGAACGGCTCTGGTGGATCGTCTCCGAGCAGCTACGCCAGCATACCCAGGGGGTTTCCGCGCTCGAACGTCAGGCGGAATCGGTGAGCCTCCTTCGCCAACTCGGACCGATCGGCGAATCCCTCTCGGGCGAACTCAGCGCCAAGGTCACCGGGTGGTCTGCTGGCACCTTGGCGGTGCATGACTCGGCGGCCCTCGACGCGGCCGGTGAATCGGTCGAAGGTCAGTCGGAGGTCTCGGCCGCGATCGACGCAGGCGCCGAGGCGACCCGCTCGGCCCTCTGGTACCTGATCGGCCTCGCCGCCGGGGCGTTCGTCGGCTACGTCTTCTACCGGCAGGTGATGCCGCGTGCCTAGCCTGCTGGCGATCCTGTTGCTGGTGGCCGTGATGGTCGTCCTGGGTGCCTACTGGTACTGGCGCCTGGCCGTGGTCATGGCGCGCCACGCCGTCCGTGACTTCCTGCAGCAGGAGTACCCGCCTCTTCCCGAACTTGGCCCGGGGGACGACCGGTGATCGCGGTCGTCTCCGACCAGCCCGACGTCTCGGCGTTCCTCGCCGGTTTCGAGCTTGCGCTCGGGATCGCGTTCGCCGTGGTCGTCGCCCTGGTGGGCCTCTCGATCCTCCGCCGGATGGTGAACGTCTGATGGCGGCGGGCAAGCAACAACACACCAAGAAAGGAAGTGGTCCTCGTGATCAACTACATGGGCCGTTTCGGCTCGTTCAAGGCCAAGGTCGGCGTGACCCTCGGGCTCGCCGCCTTCTTCGCCTTCGCGCTCGTCGGTTCGGCGTTCGCGGCGGGGGAAGAAGCGGCGGTGGACTACAGCAAGGTGACGGAAGGCGCCTCGACGCAGATCAGCGCGGCGGTGCCGATCGGCCTGGCGGTCGTCGGTCTCTTCGTCGGCATCATGATCGCCTACAAGCTGCTGCGCCGGATCGTCCGCGCCTAGCAGCTGGTGGTCGGAGGTTCGGGCCAGCCTCTGCGGTCGTCGTGCTCGCCCTGGTGGCGATCGCGGCCTCACTGACCGTAGGGGCTGGCCGGGCCTCGGCGCTTGGCACGTCGGGGTCGTGGGGTCCGACGACGCTCGGGTGTCCGTCTGGCGTGGGTACGCCTTGTTACGTCTGGCGGGCTCCTGATGGCACGCTCATTGAAGGCGGCAAGTACATCTCGTCGGTTGAGTTCGAATCGATGGGTCAGGCTGCTGCTGACACTGTGTTGGAAGGTGACCGCCTCTCGGTCGCTGCGCAGGAGGTGATCAGGGAAGCGGAGACGGTTCCGGAGGTTCTCGGTGAGGTGCAGGCGGTCGAGGGGGACCTTGCTGCGTCGGAGGCGGCGGGTCTCTTCGAGGCGTCCGGGGTGCTTCCGGTCCTCGGTGGCGGGGTTCTGGCCTTCGGTCTTGGCACCATGATCGGCTCTGCGATCTGCAACTCGATTCTTGGCCTGACCGGGTGCTGGGGCTATTCGGAACCTTCGGAGCCTCCTTTTGATCCGGCGGGCGTCCACTGGTCCTACCAGGACACGAAATGGTGCTACGGAAGTTCTGACCATTGCGTTCGTCCATATGAACCTTTTGCGTATTACGGGTCGGCGAAAACGCCGTGGCAGACCTGGGGTGCGCCTCTCGACATGAGTGAGTGTGCGAGGCCGGTCGGGGCACTGGGGGACAACAACATTTTCGGTGCTCAGGGCAAATGCGGTCACGGCTCTGTAGTTGAATCGCCTTGGCAGGCTTGGACGAAAGACGTGATCGGCGGTGCGCAAGGTCGTCGGCTCGAGGCGGTTTCGCTCGCGCACCCGGGGCTTTCGGAGTTGACGGGTAAAAACTATTGCCCTGTCGGGGGTCCCTGCGCGGCATCCTCCCCTGTCGACTGGCCCACTCGCGTGGCGAAAGTGCTCGCCGACCCTGGCAGCGCTGGTCTCGATCAGGAGGATGCGGGTGGCCTCGCTCAGACGATCGGTTCGAGGGTGCCGGGGTCTGGAGTCGCGGATCCCTACGCAGTGATGGTCCCCTCTTGTGACGGTGAGACTTCCGTTGGGTGTGTCCAGACCCTTGAGGAACTCGGCTTGGCGGTCGAAGAGAAATACCTTACCTGGCAGACCGCCGTCATCCCCGAGAGCATCGACCTTGACGATCCGGTCGAGAGCCTTGAGGCGCAGGCCGAACGGGTGCAACAGCTTCAGCCGAAAGCCGGGACCGTGGTCAATGGCGGGTCCACGGTGGTTGTCACGTCGAACCCTGCGGTCGATGACATGCCCATCGTCGTCCCACGCGATCCGGCGCCCGGGGAAACGCCGGAGAAGTGGCTTGAACGTCGTATCGGGCCCATGGTCGCCCCGGACGGTGAGGTCACGGTGACGGCGGTGCCACTCGGCGAAGTGTCGATGGATCCGCACTACTCGCCTGAAACGGTCGTGAGACCTGTGGTGCAGCCGGGTACCCGGGTTGACCCCCATGCGTCGACGGAGATCAAGGTTCGCACCAACCCTTCGACGGCCCCTGAGCCGGGCGCTGGCACCGCCCCCTGGTCGCCCCCCGGCATCGACCCGATCGACCTCTCCCCGATCGCCGACCTCCACGTCGGCTGCAGCTCGTTCCCTTTCGGCATCTTCTGCTGGCTGAAGGACGGCCTGACCAGCTGGGGCCCGGGCGGCGAATGTCCCGCGATCTCGATCCCCTTCGTCCGCTTCGATCAAGGTCCCGAGGCCGGTGAATTCGAAGGCGCCCGCCTCGACAGCTCCACCTGTGGCTTCGAACCGGCGATGGAGATCATCCGGCCGACCCTCGTCGCCCTGGCGTGCATCTCGATCGCCGCCATGTTCGCCTACGCGGCCCTCGGCATCGGTGGGCAGGCCGGAAGTGAGGACTGATGCTCTCGGCCCTGGGCGACCTTCTCCACGGCATCCTCGACCTGCCGTTCGTCCTGATCAACCTCCTGGTCGCCATCCTCAACGGCCTGATCGCCGCCCTCGCGGCCATCGCCTCGGCCGCCCTCTCGCTGCTCCCGGGCTTCCCGTCGCCCCCTTCGGCTCCCGGCGGCGTCGTGGGCGCGCTGCTGTGGGTCTTCCCCCTCGGCACGGTCCTGTCGTTCTTCGGCCTCATGGTGGCCTGCTGGGTCACCTTCCTGGGCGTCAAGGTCGCCCTGAAGTGGTTCCGCGTCCTCTGAGCGGCCCCGGGGCGCCCGGCCCCGACAGCCGCCCCATGCCCGCAGCGGAAGGGAGCGGTCAAGGCGCGCAGCGCCGACCCCCGCAGGGGGTTGACGGCGACCGGAGCGTAGGGCACCCGTGAGCCGCTGGCGCTGGCTCTACGCCCTCGTCGTCGTGGCCGCGGTGGGCACCGCGGCCTACGCGGCGGGGCTGCCCTATCCGCTCGTCTACGTCCTCCGTGGCATCGCCCGCCACCTCGCCCACGGGGGCCACTGATGGCCCTGATCATGGTCACCGGCCCGCTCGGTGCCGGGAAGAGCTTCTACGGCGTCCGCAAGGCCGCCGACGCGATCGAGCAGGGCAAGTTCGTCGTCACCAACTTCGCCATGGTCGACGGCTGGACGGAGCGGGTCGCGAACCGCAACGTCTTCCGCTGGCTGCTCGGCCGTCGTCGCAGGAGGCTCGCGGAGCGCTGGTCGCGCAACTACTACTGCGTCGAGGACCTGGCCGAGCTCATCCGGATCCGCGCGAGCGGGGAGGAGGAGGGCCGGATGGTCGTCGTGATCGATGAGGCCCACGTCTTCATGAACGCCCGCACCTGGCGCGACGAGGACCGTATGAAGCTGGTCGAATGGGCCTCCGCCTCGCGCAAGCTCGGCGCCGACGTCTACCTGATCACGCAGGACCTTCAATCGCTCGACCGCCAGGTACGCGACCGGTTGACCTACCACGTCACCCTGCGCAACCTGAGGCAGTTCAAGGTGCTCGGCGTCCCGGTCGTGCCCTTCAACTTCTTCCTCGCGATCTGGCAGTACCACGCGGCCGGGAAGGCGATCGTCAAACGCGAGGCCTACCGCCTCAACTGGATGGCGAGGCTCTATGACACGTACGACCTGGGCGCCTTCGCCACGCTGGTCGACCCGGAGGACGCGATCTGGCTCCCGCTGGCACCGCCCGCGCCCACCCCCGCCGCGACCGTGCTCGCCCGCGCGACCGCCGCCGCAGGCGGCGCCGCGCGGCGCCATGACGCGCAGGAGGAGGCCCGGACGCGCCTCCTGGACCCCGACCGCCAGCTCGGCGACGACGACGCTCTGGACACCGCCGAATTCGCCGCGATCGACGAGGGGCCGGAAGGTTGACGCGGAAACCGAAAGGCGATCGACAGGGCCCGGCCCCTTCTAACAGCCGTCTGAGTCTCATATATGAGACTGGCCTTGCCGAGGGAGAGGCCGTGGAGGTCAGGATCGAAGGTCGCTGGGAGTGGGCCGACGTGAAGCTGGTGGAGGCCCGCTGGCGCCGCCCGACCCGCCTCGACGGCAGTCGGGGGAGACCGGTCCGGATCGATGATCGGGTGATCCTTCGGATCAGGAGCACGGGGGAGATCATCCGCACGACTCCGTGGCTGATGTCGCGCTCCGCGATCTACCGGGGCGTGCAGGGGTCGCTGTTTTGATTCTGTCCCGTCGACGGGACTTTTTGGGTCTACCTTTCGGTGAGGCTGATGATGAGTCGCCAGCGGCCTCGGTGGACCGTCGTCTTGGACGTTCCGAGCGCCTCTGCGAGGCGTCTGAGCGGCATGTGCCACCTTCGGCATTCCTTCACGGCGTCTTGGACCTCTCTTTTTGCGTCGTCCAGGAGCTCCAGGGCTTCGTCGAGTCGAGCTTCTGCCCTTCTCAGGTTCTGGGAATCCGTCTTGGTTCTCATAGGATCTATTCTGTTCCGTCGACGGGACAGAATCAATCGGAGGTCTGTCCGCTTTGACGGTCGCCGCCGCGGGGGTCGACACCTGGTCGGTCGCCTGGTACCTGCGCGAGGAATCGAGCGCCGTCGCGGCGATGGAGCACCTCGCTACCGAGCGCGCCTCCCGCTCGCGGCTCCTCCCGGAAAAGATCGCGGGACACCGCGTCGGCTGGTTCCCCGGCTCGCGTCTCGTCTTCGCCGAGGGTCGGCCAGGAGGGGATGAGGGGTTATGTGAACCCGGTGAGCTTCCCGGGGTCTTGAAGCTTCTTCGCGAGGGCATCGCCGATCGCGGGGTCCGCCTTCCGACCTATGACTACCGGCCCGCCTATGGCCCGGGCGCTCAGCAGGACGAGGCCCCGTTCCTCAATCGCAAGGGTCGGCCTGTCGCAGGGAAGACGGCGCGCTCGGCGCCCGGACGCTTCAGGCGCTCGCTCGGCGAGTCCGGCTTCGCCGGGGTGCGGCGTCTCGACTCGACCGTCGACCTCCGTTTCGAGGGCGGCGCCTCCGGGCTCGCGGCGCTCTCGGGGGTCGGCGCCCTGCCGGTCCCGCGGGTGTCGAAGAAAGTCCAGCGGGAGGTCGGCGGCAACCGCGTCGAGACCGTCTGGTTCCTGGGGACGTCGGGCCGCGCGGTGCTCGGCCGCTGGTATGACAAGGGTGTCGAGACCGGTGAGGCCCTGCGCGGCGCCTGGATCAGGCCCGAGGACCAGCGCCGCTTCGCTAAAGAAGCTCGCGTGCCGGTCGATGTTGTGGCAGACACTTCATTTGTTCGGGATTCTTTCGTGCGGCGATTTCAGCCGCTTTGGCGGGCGTCTAAGGGGGTTCTGGTGGCATCGCATTCGGAGTTGGCCGTGAGGGTCAGGGAGCTTGTCGAAGACGGCGAGATGAGCGCGGGTGAAGCCAAGGCGGCCCTCGGGCACCTGATCCTCGACTGCGGCGGCGTCGAGCTGCAGTCCCGGGCGACGCGATATCGCGACCGGGCTGTGTGCCGCAGGCACGGTCTGGTCCTCGCCGACTGCGACGACGATCGCGTCTCCATCGACCTGGGCGAGGTCGTGGAGGAAGCCCTCGACACGGACTGCTGGGGTGTCGGATGAGGGAGGTGCGTGATCGGTGTCCGCGCTGCGGGCGGGAAACCTTTCTTCAGGTGGACGCCTGGTCGGGCGTCACGAGTGCTACGCAGGATGCTCTATGTGGCTCCTGTCGAGCCGGGCGTGGGGACGGGCTTGAGTCGATCCCTGTGCGATCTGCCGATCGGCGGGGCTCGGCCGTGGGGCCGCTTCTGCTCGCGGTCGGCCTCTTCGTGGCGCCGGTCCTGGGTGTCGTCCTCGCGCTCCGGTGACTCGCTTCTTCAACCGCGAGGTGGTCGCGGTGCGGTGGATGTGCAACGGTTGTGACGCGACTGCAGTCGGGGCGCCGGACCGGTTGCCGGATGGCTGGGTCGAAATCGACCCTCCGCCTTGGCTAGCGGCTGAGGGTCCGCGTTTCGCCTGTCCTGACGACGCGGAGCGCCTTCGGGCGCGTTCGGCGCGGCAATGGTCGCGGTTCTCGGAGCGGACCTATCTGGTGTCGGCAGCCGAGTACGAGATTCTGCGGGCGACGCTGCGGCGCGTGACGCATGAACTTGAGCGACTGAAGCTCAGCGGCGAGCGGACTGCGAGCCGGAAACTGTGAAGGAGTCCGGTGCGTGCGGCCCGCTCACCGCTGTGTTCTAAGTCTGGCATGGCCACAACCGTTTAGAGGCCGAAACCCTAATTCTTGGTATACAGGGGCGCGATAACTAGGAGACTCGGGGCCGATCCAACGCACGATAATCATGGTT